AACTTGACTATATGCTCGAAAAATTAAAACATGTTCTCCAATTAACGGAATTTGTTTAAAATTCATATTAAATGGTCTACATGTATAAACATCAAATTGTTTGGTAAATCTATTAATAACTCGAACTTGAATCGTAAACAATTTGTTTGTAGTCGACACAGAACCAGATGCAATATATTTTAATGTATTGTCATACCCCGTTACAACTTCGCCAACCAAAAACAGAATGCTATCTTCATTCATTGTTTTCCTTTTGCGATTTATTCATTGATTCAATGCGTTGTTTTAACGCAGCAGATTCTTGTTCAATTGAATCTAATTCATCGGTTAATTCTGAAGATAATGTTTGTTCAGCAACACGTAATAATTGTTGTTTTTCTTCTTCACTTAATAAACTATCAGCACCTGATATTGTTTGCTTGGTTGAAATGTATCGTTGTACGATTGCAGTTAGTTTAACTAAATGATCGTCATTCTTAACTGCAACGTCTAAATATTCTTTAATTAATGGCACAATGATAGTAGCATCCGATGCATTTTTAATTAACGGTTGCAATTGTGCAATAAGCTGATTTATTTGTCGATCTTTCTTTTTTGAATTGTGATATACATCGGACATTAAGTCAGCAAAGGTGGTTCCTTTGAATAATTCATCATTTTTGTCCATACATAAAACCCTTTAAAATAAATATCAAAAAGGCAATTTTATGAAGTTTGTTTGTTCATACTGTTTAAATTTGTCATCATAAATTTGCTTAAGTACTTTTACAACGCGAGTAATATTAGTAGTTTCCAATCCAGATCGTTCGCGGATAAGTATATACAATGCCTTTTTATTAAATTCCGCAATATTTTCTCGAGTTTCAAAAATATGTAATACTGAGTCTGCTACATGAATGTCGGTTGAATTTGAAAAAATATAATTTAAATTTTCAAAACAAAAATCAACATACGCATCCATGAATTCTTGTAGCGTTTCGCGCATTTCATCGTTATGTATTTCTGTAATAACATTGCGTTGTTCATCAACATCAATTTCTAATGCATCGGACTTTAATTTATTATAACCTTTTTGATTTTCTGCAATCAAATAATTAAATGATGTTCTAGTATAATATGAATATGCTTTTCCTGACAATGGATTAAATTTATCTAATCGAGCAGTTAAATATGTAACTAAATCGGTTTGTAAATCTCGAAACGATGAATCAATATAATCAGGCTTAACCTTATTAATAATATTTTCAGTTAGTTTCATGAATGCCGGATAAATAAATCTACGATAAATTTTTTCTCGTTGTGCTACATGATTAGATTTATTATATGCGGATATTGCAATGTCTGTTATTTTCGTAAAATATGATTTACTTTTTTTCTTCCTGACCATCAAATTGTTCCTTAAGATTTGTAATTACTTCATTTAATAAAGCAAATGTAGTACCTGCCTCATCCTCCGATTCAAATGCACCCAAATGATCAAGCTTTTTCATAGTTTCATATGCATCAACTATTTTTCCATACATGAATTCATTTGTTAATTCTAATGAACGTACATAGTCATCTGTTTGTTCTTGAATGTCGCCAACTATTCCAGCGAGGAACCATACGCGATATCCTAAATATATGCTAACACCGAGTAGCAATATTGTTGTTATGATAAAAAATAACATGTTATTCTCCATTAAATGCTTTGAAAATATCCGTTAATGTTCGTTCAACATCTGGATTATTTTCAGCTAGATTTTTTAATCCCGTAGATTTTTGTGCTCTGCTTTTTTCTGAAACTGGTTTGGGAGTAACTTTATCTTTATTTCTCCAACGCTCAAATTCAATTTGTGCTGCCATATGATCTGCATGATGCAAAATGATAGGTAAATTTGTTTTTAATTTGGCTTGTGCTGAGCGAGCAACATAATAAGGCTTATTTGCATCATCATACATTCCATCATGAATTTTAATTGCCTGATATTCATTCCAAGACATTTTAACATCATATTCTTGTAGCAACCAAATTGAAAGATCTGGTACCATAGTGAATGGAATATTTTCGTTATGCCGATACATCTTGTTTTGATTCTTGCGATGCCAATCTGAAGTTTCAATTTGATAAACTTCGTTACCTTCGCCTGGAAATCCTACTTTACCTAAATCATGATGCATTGCAGCAAACATTAATTCTTCTAAGGTATATCCGGACATATCTGCACCCGATGATTGCCATGTCGCATATAACGTTTTAGCACAATCCATTACGCGAAGTACATGATCTACATACCCTCCGGCAAATGCATTATGAAAATGTGCAATGGATGAAGCTGGCATCATAACAATGCGATCTTCTAATTCATCATACATTTTATGTATTTGTGCTGCTCTTGTTGGAAAGAATGTGTCAATTTCTTTGCGAAACTGTTCCCAGTTTGATTTGATTTTTTCTGCTTGTAACATAACTTATTATATTGATTTATTTTCGTATTTCCAATACTTGTCCATTAACAAGCTTTGACACGCATTTATAACATGTAACGGCCGTTGCATTTACATCTACTTTTTGACAAATTTCATCGCAATATTTGCATTGTAACTTTTTAAAGCCCTTAGGAGTAGGACTACTTTTTATTTTTCTCATTTGTTTTGGATTAACCGCGATCAATAAAATAACGTGCTTCTTCTAATTTTTTAATTGCACGAGCTAAATTGTCTAATGTTGAATTTTTATCAATTTTTCCTTCGGTAATTGCTTTACCTACATTTCTAACAATTTCTTTTGCATCTTCTACATTGTCAATAACATTGCTTTTGTACTTATACTTTGGATCATAACTTGGCATAATTTTACCTTTTATTTAATTATTAATATTATATATAATAAATATATTATTCTAAAATTAATTGAGTATTTTTACAATATTCAAAATTTAAATTGGTCAATGCTAATTCTTTTGCTTTTGCCTCAACCATAACATCGAGATCAGCTACACCATACGTGTCTGGAAGCCGTGTAATATAATCGGCATGAGCCTGCTCCTTGATCTTGGTAAACTCCTTGTATTGTTTGTGAAAGGTAGGCCAATTGGGCAAGTCGGCAATGTCAATACCATGATGTTCAAACATACGCTCAATAAGAATCTGTGCTTCGCGTCGACGGGACTCGCTGTAATGGGTACATTGAGTAACACCATGACGCTGCCAAGTCTCACGAGCCATAAAGAATGCTTCTTGTTCAGTCAAGTCGCCGGTATTGAAAGTGTGATGCCAATAATCAAATGTAATCGGTATAGCAATCTCGGCATGTAACATTTCATACAACTCGCGCACCGAATACATAGATGCCTTATCATCATTCTCAATAACTAAACGTGACTTGCAAGAATCTGATAAACGATCATAGTTATGCAACCACCGTGCAATAGTACCAGGCTTATCATTATAAGTAGCACCAACGTGAATATTGATCTTGTTCTCAAAGCTAGGTGCAAAGCCCATCATATCAAAGAGCTCGGAATGTCGTTCGAGACCAATAATAGAATTATCAACAACTACAGCATCGGGACTACCAAGAATATGAAATGGACCAGGATGCGTTGTAATGCGGTGGCCATGTGCACGTGCATAATCACCTGCGGCACGAAGATGTTGAGCAATAAGATCGATGTCGGGCAAATCTTCAAGACGATAATGATTCCAACGCGGAAACAACTCGGAGCCTAAACGAAACAATCGTATACCATGGGCTTCATTCCATTGCAGAATAGTTAATAAATCACGGGCATTGGCAAGTGCAATATCAGATGCAAGCCGTAAGCCACCTAGTTTAAATTTGCGATCAATCATGGCACGTCCGGTACGAATACCTTGGGCGGATAACTCCATGTTGATACAAGCATAACCGAAACGAATCATATATGTTTTATTTTATATTATGTAAAAAAAGTGAAAAATCCAAATAACATTATTTTTTTTGCGCGATATTTATTATCGTAACATTGAACATATTTATTATAAATCATAAAGGAACATAACCAAAATGAAAAATTTACTTTCAGAAAACATGCTACGGTTTGGAACCAAAAATTTATCTGAATCAGCACAAAGAGAATTAACTCTTAAATCAATCATGGAAACCATTAATGAACATGGTTTACATAATGAAGTTAGACGACATTTAATGGAACAAGGAAAACCTGATCCTAATTATTTAGGTTATGCAAAGAAAATTGCAGGTCAGCTAATGACTGCATTAGGTGGTGCTGATGATGAGGATGGCGTTTTAGCTGCATTAAAATCAATAAAAACATATGGTGGTCAACCAGTTTATGATAATTTATTACAACTAGTTAAAACATCTCCAAAAATTAAATCTCAATTTGGAAAAAATTTTAAATTAGTTTCTTCTATGATTGCTGATGGTGGTATATCGCAAATGGATTTGGGATATGATGATGCAACTTCTTCTCCGGTAAAAAATCCTTTGCAAGGAAAAGGATTAGGTATTGATCGGGATTATATTATCAAATTTAAGGAAATATTACAACAGTATAATCCAAATGAAGATGACTTTACTAGAGGAATGTTTCCAAGTAATTTACAAGGAAAATAGTAAATTTACTAACATACAAAAACTTAAACAACAAATGGGATAGACATCTATCCCATTTTTTTTTTGTTCTTATTTTAAAGAAATATTTTTTACTTTTAAAATTTTTACCAATAATACATTAATAAAAACTAAACTAACGATAGTACTAAATAAATAAAAATTTGAAATACCATAAGATGGAAATAAATTTGTGATATCAAATCCATTAAAAAATTGTAATTCAAATAAATTAAGATTTGATGGATTAAACAACCCAATTGTAGTTAATATTAATACGATATTAAGAATCGCTACCCCTGAAATAAACACTGATTTTTTCATAACTTAAATCTTTAACTGGTTAATTATATTATAATAATATGAAAACTTTTGTATGAATCCAAATATATTATTTTTTTTCTTGAATCATATTTATTATTGTTAATAAGAACATATTTATTAAAAACCATAAAGGAATACAAACAAATGAAAAATTTACTTTCAGAAAACATGTTGCGATTCGGAACCAAAAATTTATCTGAATTAGCACAACGAGAATTAATTCTTAAATCAGTAATGCAAACTATTAATGAGCATGGATTGCATGAAGATGTTACTCAACGATTAAATGAAACGATGTTGACAGAAGGCGTGCCAAATACAATATTAACAGGTCCTGCATCTATTACTATCCCTTCGAGAACGGTATGTATCAGCGGTAAAGATTATATTCAAGTAAGTTTTATAGTTGAAAACACTGGCGATGCAGACGCATATTTAACTCAGTTCCCATTTCTATCCACACCGGCATCTGCAGATAAGATAGGATACGGAGTATTCACTTCAAATAATTACAATGTTACTATTGGTGGTAAACCATCGTGGGGCCAAGCTGACCAACAAAATGCACCTAAAATCCCTAAAGGAAAAAAAGCAACAATTAACATGACAATCTATACAGATTTGGCTCGGCCGGGAGATCAAGGTGCAGCTTTTCGTAAAAATCTTAAAGAATTAACATCTGCAACAATTGTAGTAAGATATAATGGAGCTACAGGTTTGAAAATTCCTGTAACATTTGGTGGGCTTACTTGGAGTAATTCTAATGCATGCGATATAGAAATTGCATTACCAAAAGGTTTCTAAAAACATAATTGATTTTTTTCAATAAAAAAAAAGCCCCATCCTAAGATGGGGTTTTTTACTATTTAACTTGTTTAACTAATGTTCTATTGCCGAAAGGATCATACCAAAACAAACAAATGTTACTTAATTTGCCATCGTTTATTTTACAATAGATAGAAAACGTCGTGACATTTCCTGTATTTGTAATATATGATTCAACGATAATCTCTGTTTCTGTTTTTGATTTAATTACATCTGTAATTCTAAATTTTTCTACAAAAACACCATTTTCATAAAAAAATAATAAATTACTATCCAAATCTACGGTATATTTTCTATCAGATACCATTGGTGTTGATGATTTACTATTTTTTAATATTGCATCTTTTTCGGAAAATCCACTTACCGTATACAAATTATAATTTTTAACATCAAACTTATATGTTTGCGATAAAGATACGATACTTACAAATACAAACAAAAAACTTACAAATAACTTTTTCATAACTTAAATTTTTAACTGGTTAATTATATTACAATAATATGAAATATATATTTAATATCCAACCAGTTATCAATCTTTTTTTATGAATCCATTCAAGAAATCTCGCTGACGTTGGATTGCATCGTCAAGTTCAGAATCTCCTCGTTTTTTTCTAGCTCCTGTATTATTTCCATTAGCGCTAGATTTAACAACATCTTTTCTCGTATTGTTAGATCGGGTTGATTTGACTGCTTTAGAATCTGATGAAGATATGCGTTTGCTACTGTCAGACTTGCTTCTGCTTTCATCTTCTGTCCTTCGGGTGTCTGTAAAAAGCTCTGTATATGTGCTTGAATGTCCGGTTTGGATGCGTGTCCTGATTTCATCTTGTCCAATAGATCTTGTTTCATCGACATCGATGCATCCTGTTGTATACGCAGTTTTATGCCCCTTGATTGAAATGCCGCACGGATACCTTGTATCATTCGATTCAACCATGTATTGAACGCCCCAACCCGTTTCTTTAGTGTGTTTAACATAACCATATTTTTTTGCACCTAACCAAGTAAAGAATACTGCATCGCCCGGTTTGAATTGTGATTTGCTAAACTGTTTGATGATAGCATCTGGTGCTGTTTGTTTTTTTGCCATTTATTTTAATTAAGACACATTGAACTTGTGTAATTGATAATGCGGAATACCCGAATATAACGAGTTGTTTTGTCTTTGCGAAACATTTTTTCCGTTGCCAAGTCTCGTTGCAACATGTATCCGGATTCGATAAATTTATCTTTTACATGTCGCAATGCTTTGAGACTATTTGATTCAATCATGATGTTTTCATCATCAATCATTACATCAACAAAATCAATATTACTATCTGCCGGTAATGCCGTTTCTTTTATGTCAATTTCTTCGACGTGCATAGGCAATGCATTGTTATATTGTTCTAATTCATCTTTAACGTCTTTAAAGAATGCAGACAAATCCATGATACCTGTCTGCTTCGTTGTTGAATCATATGTATCAAACAACCATCTCAATTGTTCTGATACGTGCATTGTCTTGATGATTGAATATTCAGCTTTTGTTACAAATATTTTATTGAAGATTGTTGCCATGGTTCCTCCTTTTTTGTTTGATAACAAATAACCGATCAATTTCATCTGCGGGTAACTGTTTTATGATTGCAATTTTTTCTCGAGCATCTTCAATTCCTGTAGCCTTTATGCTACCAACGATTTCTTGCGATGCATCTTGTTTGAAAAAATATACCCATGTTGCGTTACGCATGATGCAATTTTATTATAAATATAATCCTAATTCATAAGCCCGCATAGCTGTTATTTCAGCTTCATGCAATGTTTCAATTAATTTTGATAATTCATGTTGGGTTAATGAATACTGATTATTTTTAATAGAAACTGAAATTGGATAGTCTTTAGGTTGCCGCAGTATTTTAGCCTCATTATACTGTTCTTGCAACTGCTTAGGTAAAGATATCAAATCTTTGTAACGCAGTGTAATACGTTGTTTAAATAACTCTAAATGCCCCATAGAAGTGTTCATTGGATCTTCTTTAAATGTGTCATTTATTATTTGTTCATGAAATACAAAGTCCATGTCTGCCCATGCATCTCCATATCGTTGTCTTTGTTTGTCCCCAATTGCCCATGGGTGATTAATACTGTTATACATATAATTTATTTTTTTGTGTTATGAATTCTATTTGCAATTCGTTCTAAACTTTGCAATTTTTTATGTTCGGATATCATTGCCTTTAAAGGATGCGTGCGATTGATGCTTTGTTCTACTTGCACAAATTGTGATATAACGCGCCACGCTTCATCTTCAGTTTCGCAACCTGGTATCATGAATATATCATGCAAACTCACATCATCGTGCACGATATAGTATTCATCATCATAATCCACCATCGCAACGCATCCAGGATATCGTTTTTGTACTCGTTTTTTCAAACTTTCTATCGACATCGATTATGCTTTAGTAATTGGTAATAATTCATCTGCAATTAATTGTTTATACGGTATCGTCGTTTTAATTTGATCGGTATCGCACAACATGGTTGTTAATTGCTTGTTAAGATATGTTGAATGTTTTGAATTTGTAGTAATTATACAAGCTGCAGATCGATTTTCTAACAGCACATCATAAACGACTGCTTTATTAATTAAGTATCGATCTAATACTACTCCTACATGATTTACTTCATCTCGAGTAACAATCACGGTTTGTCCTGGTCGATATGACATTATTCGATAATTTTAATGATTTTACTTGCTGAAACCGATTTAACTTCGAAATCAAATGTATAACCTTTGAAATCTTCAACTACTTTAGCTTCTGCTTCGGTAACTGAAAGTGCTTCTACAAGATACGTTTCGGTCGTTTTCTTTTCTTTCGGACCTTTCGGTGTATCAACCGTGTCAATTAATTGAACTTTTGCTGTGTAATACGACATTTTTTATTTTTTAAAAATTTATAACTTATTATTAATATAATAAAATAGATTGAAATATCCAAATTTATTTTTTATCTAGATATTTTTGTAAACGTTTTTGTTTTTTATGCATTTCATACGATTTAGCAATTTGTTTATCAGTTAAATCAAAATTAATAGACAAATTATCTAAAATATCAGCAATTAAACGTTGTTTTTCACTAGCAGTTTTACGTTTTTTTGATAAAACTGTAATTAATTGTTCTAGATGTTTAACATATTGTTTAGGTAACTGTTTAAGCATCCTAGAATCTTTAACATATACATCTGTTGTATGAGATTTTGTTTTAGATTCCATGATATTTTGCTTGTGAATCAATTGTTTTGCAAGTTTTGCAGATTCTGACAATATATCACCATATCGTACTACCCAAGCAACTTCCGGCGCTGGTGGCGGAGCTTCTCCGCCTGGGGCAGGTGCGCCAGATGCCTCCGACCCGCCTTCTACTTTTTCTTTATCTTTTGCTCCTAAACCTTTTACGTCATCAAGAGAAAGTTGCAATTCGATAGTATAGTCATCATTACGACCCCATCCGGTATATGGAACAATTTTAATAATTTTATCACGAAGTAATTTTAATAAAATTCCTGGAGTCAAATTAAAATCTTTTCCACTTCTAGCAATAAACTCTCGTACTCCAATATCAGATATTGAATATAAAATACCTAAATGTTCTGATCCATATGCATCAAATTTTCCTAGAAATTTTTCTTCTGCTGGGGTGAATGGAGAATCTTGTGCAGATGATGCAGCTGCATCTGTTTCCAATGATGTTTTTTTAGCAGCTCCAGCCGGCGGAGCTTGTTCTAACATCATTTGTTTCAATGTATTGAAAATGATATGTTGTTGTTTTGAATTCATTCGCCTTTAGATTCTGCTAATTGAGTTGAACGATATTTACTTGCTAATTTTTTAATTTCATTGATTGATTTTCTAGCTCTTACGCCAGCAGCTTTAACGCCCTTGTCCGCAAACCGTTCGTGATTTTCTTTGAATGCCAACCAATGTTGTTCAATTTGATCAAATATTTCTTGTGATGTTGTCATGTTAACCTTTTATTTATTATAAATATCAATTCAAACAAAACGATCCATAAATGTATGTATGTTTTCATTTTGTATTTTTAATTTTCCATAATCAGATAGTTCAATAATCACATCTTCGTTTTCTTGCCATACCTGCATTATATGATTGCGATTAACGAATCGTAATTCTGGCTGTGCTTTTTCATGTTTTCCTTGTAATTCAATTACATGTAGAGCTAAGAATTCCGTTCGTTTTTCCATCTAGTCACCTGTCCAACCAAAATTAAATGGATCGCTACTTGGTTTAGTTTCTCCACTGCCCATTTTTCCGGTATATGCAGTAATAGGAACAGCCATTCGTTGTGTTTCAATATTCAAATCCATCATCTTAGCAGAATTATCTCGAGCGTATTGCATTAATGCCATCTTCATGGATTCAGCATCTGTAGATGTTGAACCAATTTTCTTTGCAATAAAGTCTTGTAGTTGTTTGGTATTTTTAAATCGATTTTTATCAAATATAATTTCTAAAATACCACGAGCATATGTCGATGCACTTTTATCTACGTCTTTAGCATAATCTGCAGTATATCGAGAAATATCAATTCGATTTGTAATAGCATCAGGAATTTGCATCCAATCTGTTTCTGCATATTCATCAGCAAAATCCGGACCCATATCATCATCTACGGTAGATAATAGTTCTTCGCGTTGCGTTACAGTTAAACGTTTCCAAATATCAGCTTCATTGTATTCTCGAAGAATACGACGAGCGCGCGTTATTTCTTCTTTAAGAATACGCATATGGGTTGGGTTTAAATAATCAAAAATTTTCATGATAGATTTTCCAATTTATATATTGTTGTGTAAATTAAATCTTTAAATGTATCCAATTGATTGATAATGTTTGTATCTTCTTTTGGAATTTTTGCATATGCTCGTTCTACAAACGTTGATATGGCTTTAAAATATTTAATAGCAGAATCTGTAGTATATTCATCAAATCGTTCAGCTGGCTCATAACCTTTAACGATTCCATATTTTCCTTGATATGCTTCAACTAATGCATCAACCATATCAGGAATTGCATCATAATATGCATTTAATGCTATATGTGCAGCATATGATCCAACACCAGTTGTTTGCCAATGAAATATGTGTGCTTGATCTCGAGATGCCATTAATGTAGAAATTAATTTTTCAAACATTTTTTCCTTTTTTATATAATTATATTTTTTTTACTCCAACATGTATATGATTTTCATGATCACCCTCGGGCGTACGCCAACCAAATTGATAACGATATCCATTTTTATTAATATTTATCCATTTTCCTGGTTTATATTCTGGATGTCCCATCCAATCCATCAAATGTGCAAATAATTCGTCGCCTCGTTTATAATTTTCTTCATTTGGCGTACCAGTAGCTAAATCAACTGCATACGCATCTTCATTACCTTCCCAATGATCCGATGTATTTCCTGAATTTGTTTTTACTTTGCTTCGTTTTTGCGAAGATATAATATTTTTACCCATGAATTCTTTTGCAACTTTAGCAACTTCTAATGCTCGTCCCATCGAACCGCCCCAATCGCCATCAGTTCCACCAGTAACAACTTTTCCAGAATCAACATCGCCAATTGGAAATCCATATGTTTGTGCAGCATACGCTCCGCCGGCTGCTATAGCACCCATAACGCCAGTAACGCCACCTTTTAAAGACTTTACAGCTTTGCCCCATAATGACGTATTTTCTGTATCATCGCTAGATTTTTCACCTTCGATATTATTAGGATCATATGAATTAGCATATTGTTCAGCGTAATCCATTCTTTTTTTACTTATGACTGATGGACGTTCAAATTTTCTAGCAAATTGTTCTGCTGCATCTCTCGGATCCGTTGTAGATTTTAAAAATGATACTAATGTTTTAAATCTAGAAGTTAATTCATCCCATAAATATTCCAATTGCATATCAATATCATTCACAGGTTTACCAACGGATTTTGCATGAGCAAATAATGCAGTTTTATTAGTTGCATGCCATTGCACTAAACCATATGAAGTTCCTTTATCTCCCTCTGCACCTGGATTAAAATTTGATTCAACCCGCATATTACCAACGATTCCGGCTGCACCCGCTACGGTTAAACCATTATCAATAAAAAATTTCATGATATTTTGCCACTTACCTGGTTCTGCCTTCGGAAGATCGGATTCATCATCCGATGTTGATATTGTTGATTTCTTTTGTTTAATAATATTCAATGCAGATAATGTTTTTGATGTAATTGTACCTGTAGCTATTAAATTAAATTTTTTCTGAAAACGCTTTAATGCTTGTTTTGTAGTACTACCTACAGTACCTGATTCAATTTCTTCTGGATTAATATGATATCCCAAATCCTCCAATTGTTTTTGTACGTTTACAATTGATGAATTTGTTTTATTTTTTATATCATCATCTGTATCTAAAAGTTTTTCTATGTCTTGACGTTTAACATCAAATTCTTTTAATATGTATTGGAGTAAAATTTTTGCAGCTTTTGAATGACCTTGTGAACTTAAATTAATTCCATTTTTCGCAAAATATATATCTGAGTTCATGATGCGGTCGATATCAAGTACAAAATCGGCGCTCGACTGCCGAACCCACGAATTGATGTCATCATACATTGATTGTCTAGATTCTAACTTATCATCTTTCAACTTAGTAAATTTAAGAGTAGGTAGCGTATTTAATACAATAGGTACATTTACTTGATTGGCTTGTTGAATTGCGATTTCTAAATTTTCAATTGTTGTGTATGAAGATACTTCTTCATGTCCATTACAATATAAAACTACTAAATTAAATGTATCATTAACATTATATTCTAATGAATCTAATAATCGTTCTGAATTTGCATTTGTTTCAAACACCTCATCTTCAGCAACAATAATTCCAGACTTAGCTAGTTTTTTATTAAAAGCCCATGGCTCAGAAAGATCTTCATCTCCAACAAATAAAACATTGATTGTTTTATCGGTAGGCGAATCATTATCTTCTAACAACAATTTTAAACGAATCATTTTCCTTGTCCACAATACGATTTAACGTAATTTTTACTTGTTTTGCTAGAACTATTTTTGCTTTTTGCATGAACACCAGGCCGTTTAACACGAGGTTTACGTACATGCATGCTCGTAGCACTAATTTTTGCCTTTGCTGCCATTGCATACTCCTATTATCATTTCATAAACCGAATATAACCCAGCAACAACTATTGCAATGCTACCTTGTATAAAAGCAAATAACCTATTCATATTAATAAATATTGCTAATACGTTTTTACAGTAAAAAAGTGCGCCATAAGACGCACTCTTCAACATTTGCCTCGAAATGTTTCGCCTAAGGTAGCAGGCATCGTTAATATTATTGTTTGGTAAATATGATTCGCAACATATTCCATTTAATAGAAATGTTTTGATTTTTTTCTAAAGCTTGTTTAATTTTATTGGTTTGCATTCTATCAAATTCAATTGTATAATTAACCATTTTAATAACCGGCAAATCTGCTTCAATTGACAAATTAGGTTTATTAGAAATTTCATCAAACGTTAAATCAAATTTAGATCTACCAATCATTTTATTTATTGGTTCGAACGAACTACCAATTTCATATTCTAATTTATAAACTGCAGCTTTATTTGTTTCTTTGTTATAAACTCGTACGGTTGAATCTGATTTTTTCTTGATAACAATATTATCTAATACTGCCGATTCATTTAGTTGATTTTTACGATTTTCTAATATCCAATCATGTCCTCGAAGATTGCCATTGACCCGATTCCAAAACGATTCAGTCATTGCATCTTTTGGAGTATCATATGCAGCATCGTATGTTTCTACACCGGTTGCATTAAATCCAACTGCATGGGTTTCATCATCGCCATATTCATTTATATCATCAGTTTCTGGTTGTATATATTGTTTAATTCTATTAGCATTTGAATTAAACCATTGATCGCAAGTAGCTCCAGGACGACAAACCCGTTCTGGTAGTACTTTATATGCATTGCTTGTTGAATCTTCTAACTCAAGATCTTGATCAAATGTTAATGATTTTGTATTAGTAGGATTAAATATAAAGTACATTTGCGCACTTGTAATATCTATAGGAAACCCTAATGTCATTATATTAGAAGCTTCATCACTCATTCCCAGGATACTATGTAAAATTAAATAATTTTCACTATCCGGATTAGCAGAATTAAATGTGTTAAATGCTTGTACATATGTTTTTAATTTTAATTGATCATCATCATTATCCTCAGGCCTGAAAAAAATAACAACGGTTGGCTTATCTGCAGAAACATTTGAAAATTCTGGCTCCGTTGTCATTAAATCCGTATCTCGTAGATCGATTACATTTGAATCATTAATTATTTCATCATCATCTTCTTGCAAGTAATGTGTAGATTCATTTACTTTGCCTTTATCTTGTTTACGTCTTGCAAGTTCTTGTTCCAATTCTCGGATATCATCTTTAGTTCCATCAAATCGCCGTAACGTTACAATCATATCTCGTAAAGCATCATCAGAATATTTTGCAAATCGTACTTGAAATGATGCACCTTTATTAGCATTTTCTTTTACGTCGACTCCGGGCTCATACCAGATGCCATCGCCATCATTATCTTGCCATCTTTCTGGCTTTTTATATCCTGCAGACCCGGTGCGATCTTCACGCTTAGCACGTTTCAATTCACGTCCCTTTTCACCCAATTGTTTTCTTAGTTTTTGTGATTTCTCAGCAGTTAAATTTTTATCCGAATAATATTGATGCTTAAGATCAGCAATTTCTTTTTCCAATTTTGCAACTTTAGCTTTAGCATCATTGGCAGCTTCATTTCGAAGATATTCGGCTTGCACCTCAGCTAACGTAGGTAGAGGTTTTCCAGGTTTACGTTCCCAGGCATACCCTTCCAACAAAATATCCTTAAGTTTTTTCATGATATATCTTTTTTAAATAAATATTACATTATCGAATAAACTAGTACGTTAGTACGCCCATCTCACAGTATGCGTCCTTTCAGGTCGGCACTCATGATTTCTTGCGGAATGTGATGGTAGATCCAAGGCGACCCGCAATTTCAATTTCCGCATCACCCGATTTGATGGCGTCAACAAGTTTATTCAATTGATCAAGCTTCAATTCTTCACGTTGCTTGCGATTGGTTAAAACACGATATTCGCCATCTTCTTTGTATATGGCCGTTACACCTATCGCACCCGAATAAACAATAGAATCCATTGCTACCGAATACTTGACAGCGTTCCCATCCCATGACGCTTCAATGGGCCCACCCGATTGAGTGTTGGTGGCTCGCAGTGTTACGCCGTTGATGGTAACGGCTTCCGTAAGTAGTGTGCGTAATCGTATCATGTGTCCCTTTTTGTTGTAGTGATATTTTTGCGAACCAACCAAAGACCCGAAGATATGTCCAAGCCCCTATATCCCGCTGCCGAAATGCGAGGCATATTAGACGCAAGCAAGGCGCGATATATACGAGACTTTTGTCGTTCTTTTGCCCCGCTGCTAGTGTCAGATCCCGTTATGTCGATTGATGCAGGTTGCCATTGTGTTGCAAAGTCTATGAGGGCTTCCATGACGGTAGACATTAGGCGCAGGTAATTGACTTGTCCCGCTGCCGCGCTACGGTCATGCGCCACCGTTTGGCCTTCGCCGTCGTGGGTAGGCGTCAGAATGGCAAATGCCCATTGTTGGTGTCCTTGGTCAACCATTGCTAGTGTGATGGTAACGCCATCTGCTTGGAACACGGTCTCTCGGCTTTCCGTGTCCGTCATGCGCTTCCACGTAAATTGTGTGGCATAAGGTGACACCCCGCCTAAAGTTATTTCCGTTACAAGTTGCGTTAAACGTATCATGGTGAATGTAAATTATCTGTTAATTATTCCCATAACCTTGTTTGCGCCGAAGATCGCCAACTAGTACGTTGCGCCAATCAGACTCATCATATTTATCGAACATCCATTGATATACAGCTTCATCACTCATGTTTTTCCCAGGACTAAACATTACACCGCCGCCGCGAGCGTCGGTAATTTTACCTGACTCTGGGTGATAACCAAAAATGTTGTATCGGCCATTAAATGCCCCGCCCAATGGATACACTGCGAACCACGTGGTTTGTACCCGCGGTTTCATAACGTTAGCGGCCGCTTTAGCATATTTTCCACTACGCCATTCTTGTGATTTTTTTCCCATGACGTCATAAAATTGCATTCCATATGGAAAGTTCGGAAATTTAATAGCGAAGTCGGCTCCTTGATAAGGTTCTTCCTCGCCGGGTTCATAATAATGCGGATCTGGTTCGGCGGGTGGAGGGCCAGCTGGTTCGGCTGGCGGTGGAGCGGCTTCTTGCTCGGCTAAATACCGTTTCCAGAGTGTTAGATAAGTTTTTTCCATGGTATTATAATCCTTTAATGTCTAATAATAAATATCTATTAATAAATATTGGTTTCCGCAATAAATGCTGGAAACGAGATGGCCTTTACATTGTGGGGTCGCCGGGAGTATCAATTCCATCCGTAGTGTATTTAGTGCCCAATAAATTATCAGAAAATTTTGATGGTAGCGTGGTAAAACGTCCTCCCGATATGCGTTTAGTCAACCAACCTAATAACATGTTACCCGATGCCCCTAATACCGGGAATGTAATTACTACGCCACTCGTTTTTAATATGTCCGTAAAATTGCGTCGAAGCTTTTCACGTTCCGCTGCAGACATGGGTTGCCCCGTTAAATGGCGTGTTACCAATTCCCCAAACCCTTTAAAGTCTGCACGTTGTTCTGTAAATGCAGCACGAAATGCATGCATGATAGTATTCATTTTGCCACGCAGCGTATACAAAACGTTTTCAAGCAGTATGCGATTCGCTGCGACTTGCATTGCCTTTGCGTGAGCTGCTTCACAAAGTACAAGACGGGACATGGTGGTGAGTTGTTTCATATTAATAAATATTGCATTGCCGGATACTAGGGATATGTATCCC